CTCAGCCTGCTTCCAATTCAGGTGTTGAAACTCTTTGACCAGTCGGTTGATGACTTGTTCCTTGTTCAGAAGTGTAGAATTTGCGTCCACTGTCGCAATGGCCTTAGCCATGTCACCAGCGGCGTAGCCACGATTGAACATCGAGGCTGCAATATCCATCCACGTATCTGGATTTTTCGGAACAGGACTAATAGCGATAGAAAGAACCTGCGCCTTTGTAACGCGCTTGCCCTTACGACCACCAGGCATGACACGACCCTCGATAGAAAATCCGAGGGTCCGACTGCCACCAGCCTCCGCCATGGCCTTCTGCGTATCGTACACCAACTTGCCGAACGGCCGGTTGAGGTACAGCTGCCCGCTAACCCGAGTGGCGAGAGCCCCGTTGCTCAGGCGAACCTGCTCAACTTTCTCGGGGTAGCCGGCGAGGCGCGCGATGTCGACCGGGTGCTCGTAGGTAAAAATGCCCTTCTTCAGGCAGAAATTCCAATCGAGGCCAGCCTGGTCAATCTCGTCTTCGTCCGCATCAGCGGTTTCGCTCGAGGCGATTCCGCTAATAGGGGCGAGCAGACGAGGCTCACCAGACTCACCCGACTTGGTAATTGGCTCCGAAACCGTAATATCGGCCGGGAGCCAAGCCAAAAAATCACCTGAAGAATGGAGTGCTACGTACGAAGACATGCTTGAACTCTAAGAACCTCGCAGAATCCGTAGCCATAAAATGCGTTCACGCGGGCTTTGTCAACGGTGGAAGTCTACGACCGTCAACAAAAGCACCAACCGTGTCGATGTCGAATTGCGGGGGCGCAACGTCGTTCTCGAGCATCTTCTGCGCGGCCTGCGAGAAGAACGCGTTCAGGGGCAGGTCTGCAATTGGCGTGGCGAGTGGCTCGAGCCCGCGCTCGGCGCGAAGTTCGTTCGGCGAGCGGTAGGTCGTGACGGCAGCCATGTCCATGTCGTGCTTTTCGCGCTCGTTGCTCGCATCGAAGCCAGCGAACTCGAATTTCAGCTGCGGCCACGTCGGTTTGATGACGTAGTAGTCGATCCACGACTGAACGGCTCGCAGAAGTGGTCGGAGGCCGCGCTCCTTGGACTGAAGAATTCGATCCATCGGAGAGGAGTTGATGAAGTTGGACTTTGCACCCTCAGCCCCGAACACATAGCCCATCTCAGAGGGGTCAATGGCGTAGAGCGAGCAGGAGACTTTCAGAAGCCAGTTGATCCACTCGGCGAACTCCATTTCGGCGTTTGATTTTCCGAGGGCGATGGCCTGAAGCTCTTCCTGAAGCTGATTCGAGAGCTGAATAATCGGGATGCGCTTGAAATTCCGTCCGCCCGCCATGGACGTCTGAATTTCTCGCTTGAACTCGTTGAAGCGGGTCTGGTCCCAAGCAGACTTCAGAACGAGAGCCGTGTGGGCGTGGATGCCGGTCGTGAAATTGACCTGATTAAAGGTCTGAGCGTTCACGAGGCCGGTGATGATCGACGCCAGCTGCTCGAGCTCAGGGTGCCCGTATCCGGAGAACTTGATGTTCGAGCGGGGGCGGCGAATACCCCAAGCCATGGTCCCAGGCTCGTAGTAATTCACGATCTCGCCCGAGGTCATGACCTGAACAAAGCCCTCGCTAAAATCCCAGCGGCCGTACCGAGGGGCAGGCTCCCCACCATAAATCTCCTGCGTCGGGATGGCGCGCCGAATCGTTTTCGGGTCAACCGGAATGAAGGCGTACGGGGTCCCGTCGCGCTCTTTCAGGATCTCGAAGTTAGCCTGATCGTAGGTCAGCGTATCCGGAATGATGACGCGCAGGAACTGCTCGAAGCCGCCGGGCAGCCACTCGCCGCCTGCGCGTGCGATGACCTCGGACGCCTTTTCAATGGCGATGCGATCTTTACGGAGCGGCAGTGCCTGCCGCTTCTCCATGCGGAGGCGCCAGCCGATATCGACGGGATTTTCCTGCGGGCGCGCCCAGTCAGTAGCCTGATTGGTGCGTGTCTGCAGGATGCCAGCGATCTGCGGAACGTTTCCCATCTGCTCGAGCATGTCGTACGTGATGCTGAGCGTTCCGTAATGGTAGTCGCCCGTCGACCCGGTGCGGGCCATGAGGTGGGCGTCGTTGATGAAGTCTGCGTTAGCAGATCGCGGGGGCGTGACCGCAACCCACCGACGTCCGACCTTCTTCACCTCGGTAGAGGTGGACTTGGTGGGTTGCTCCTTCACTTTGCGAGCTCCTTCTCGAGCACGAGGCCGAACTTCTCGCCGAGGTACTTGGTGGCGGCCTTGACAGCCACGGTGACGTCAGCTGGGGTGTCACCCGCAGCGACGGCGTACAGAAGCTGGCCCGGATTATTGTAGCCGAGGTACTTGCAGTAGGTGGCCGACTTGCGAACGCACTCGCGGACGCGATCCTTCTCCCAAGCAGCGAACGGGTCAGCAGCCTTGGCCATCCCCCGAATCTTCTGCTTCAGGACGCTGATCTTGGTCTTGATCTTCGCCATCTCCTCTCGGGAGCCGCCCCGGCGGCTGAGGGAGTCGAGCTTCTCGCGGTAGGCCGTCAGGAGCTTCTTCGCAGCCTTGCGCTTTGCCTTCGGGTCACTGCTGACCTTGGCGCTGGCCCCCGGCCGATTCTCGTCCGGCTTGCCCTTATCGTCCTTCACCTCGTGCCACTTTCCGCTACGCTTCTCGACGACCGTACCGTCCGCGTAGCGAGAAACAGCCCCCTCAGGTGCAGGCGGAGGGCCTGGGATAGGACCGGCCTTGGAAAGGGCCGTGACCATCCCATCAAAGTCATCGAGCAGGGCGCACCGCAGTGCGCCTACCACCGCGTTATCAGACAACGCCCCTCGGAGGGCTGCCAGGACGCCCGCGGCGAGGACCTGCTGCACCTTGAGATCGGCCAGGAGCCGTGGCGGGGCGCTTGGGCTGGAGGTCTGGGGCTTTTGCTCGGGGAGCTCCGTCCTTTCTGAGATTACCTGGGGCGGCGAAGGCTCGGGGGAGGGGGAAGCAATCTTCGAGCTCTCCTCCACAATCGTCGTCGTCGAGATCGACTTTTCGATCGGGCTCGGGGAGGTCGTAGGAGAGGGCTCGCTCGAGGAGATCTTTTCCTCGCTGGGAGAGGTATCGCATGGCTGCTCCTTGCTCACGTGCTCGTAGAGACTCTTGAGAATCTCAGGGCTGACGTCCTTGAGGTACTTGGAGGAAAGGTAGACCGAGAACTCTGGGTTGAGGACCTCAACGCCGGCGACCGGCTCGACCATCGACTTCTTGGCCTCACGCGACTCCATCTGACGCACGAGCTTAGCCGACCAGGCCTTGCCTGCGGTGCCACCCCAGAGCTGCCAAGCCACCCAAGCCGGCGAGGTCTTGTCACCGAGCGTGCGGGAACTGCTGCCGACCGAGTGGCGAGCGAACCAAGCGTTCATCTTGCGAGCCTTGGCCGGCGAGATCTTCTGGCCGGCGGCAAGGCGTCGGGCCCACGCAACAGTAGCTCCAACGAGCCCCTTTCCGGCGTGCCCTTCCTCCTTGAGCTTTAGCCCTGCGCGGCAGGCCGCGCGGACACCTGCGGGCGGGGTGAAGTTGATCCCTGCGTAGGACCCAGACTTCATGATGTCTTGGTCACCATCAGTGATGTCCTTCTCGACATCATCCTCAACGTTGTCACCCTCCAGGGCCGCAAGCTCGGACGTAACGTCTTCCATGTCGATACCTCGATTTTCCACGTAGGGCTCACGCTTCTTGAAGGTGTCAGGCCAATACTTGGAGCCACCCGCCTCGTCCACGGCCGCAACGGACATGGGTACAGGGAGGTAGACCATCCCATCAGGGGCCGCACCGTGGCCGTAATTCCGGGCCACGGCGTCGGACACGTTCATGATGACTTGATGGACGCCCGTCATCCCGGACTCGAAGTCCACATTCTCCATCTTGACGGGCGCGGCCTTGGACATGGCGTCGGCCGCCATACGCATGTTCGCGTGTGCGCGGAGGACCCCGTGGCCTACGTCCTGCAGCCCGACGGTGGCGAAGGCCTCGGTCGGCTCCGCGAAAGAGCCGCCGTTGGCGGCGTAATCAGCGAGGGCGGGGTCGTATACATTCGCAATAAACGCACCTTGCGAGGGATGCTCCACCATAAAGTGAAAGCGGTTCGGGTGCATCGCGTCGCGCGTGTCAGCCTTCTCGATGAAGTAGTCGAGCGTGTGCGACTTCTTCATATCCCCACGGTAGACCCGCATCTTATCCGGCGTCAGGGACGTGAAGACGTTCGGTCGGTGGCCCGTGACCATGGAGGCGTAAGCAGTCGCAGCACCTGCGTCCTGCTTGTTCATCATACCCTCGAGGGTATCCATCGCCTTCATGATCTTCGAGTGGTACTTGCCGCACTCCTTGTGCAGCGCGTAGGCCCGCTGCGTGTGGAACGCCCGGGTGTACGACTTCATCGTGCGACCGGCGGCGTTCTTCCACTTCAGAACAGGCTTGGAGTCGATATCACCCTCGGTGTCGATCTCCACGTGCTCCTGAGCCACAGACTCGTCTGGGATGCGCCCATCGAGGTCGTATCGCTCCTGCATCGTGGCCCAAAGGCCCTTCTGCACGTCCTGCGACGGAAGGTCTGTGTCCGTGAGCT